AGTGTCTCGTGGGCTCGGAGATGTGTATAAGAGACAGATGCAAGGCTCCCCACAGGTCATAGCGCCCGCATCCCCCCGCAACCCGTGTGGAGTATCGTACGTTTGGCCGCTGGGGTGTCTGCGACCGCCCGTGGAAGCCGTTCCGGCATGGTTCTGATGTTTTTGCCCCGTTGTTTTCCGAGGCTGTTACGTTTGATTCTCCGCAGTTTTGATATGTCACGAAATTATGGTTGCGAATCATTGGAATATATGCTATAGTTATGGCTATGGTCAACCAATGTAGGAATTGCGGCCACTTCTTCCAATCCACACCAAACCCTAGGCGTCCGAGACTGTTTTGCTCGGACAGATGCCGCAAGGCGTGGAGCCGCAAACATCAGATACCCCAAGAGCTCAAGTCGCTGCTCCGTTGGGTGCGCGCCGATGGCAAGCGCCCGATTATGTGCGATGGGTCACCAGCCAGTTCGACTGATCCCGATACCTGGGCGTCATACCCGGAGGTCATGCGCTCGAAGGCCGGCGACGGCTATGGCATCATGCTCGGCGATGGGCTTGCGTGCTGGGATTTCGACCATGTTGATTTGACCAGTCCGCCCGCGAAGGCGTTGGAGCTGTTGCCGGATGCGATCTATGCGGAGGTTTCGTCCAGTGGACATGGGTTGCATGTGTTCGTGGAGTCGTCGGAGTCGAGTTTCCGGCGTGCCGGTGTTGAGTTTTATTCGCGTTCGCGGTTTATTCGCATGACGGGAAGGAGGTGGCCGAAGTGACCACGGTTATCCGCAATCAGGGTACGAGTCTGGCGGTGCGCGAGAAGCTGGCCGCTGATGGCAGGCCCGTGTTGTTGGCGTTTTCGTGCGGCAAGGATTCTATCGCCGCGTGGCTTGCGATGCGGGATATGGGCATCGAGGTCGTTCCCGCGTATTTGTACTATGTGCCCGGTTTGAGGTTCGTGGACGAGGAGCTGGATTATTTCGAGCAGAAGTTCCAGACCAGAATCAAAAGGTATCCGCGCCCGTCGCTGTACCGGTGGTTGAACAATGCGGTGTTCCAGGCTCCCGAACGGTTGCGCTATATCGAGGCGGCGCGGTTGCCTGAGCCGTCGTATGAGCAGATGTGGGATTTCATCCGCGCCGACGTGGGCTTGGATAAGAGCACGTGGTGCGCGGATGGCGTGCGCGCCGCCGATTCGATTCAGCGTCGTGGCGCGTTCGTCCAGTACGGGTACTGGCGGCGCAATCTCAAGAAGGTCAGTCCTATCGGGGATTGGCTCAAGGGCGAGGTGCTGGACTGCATCAGATCGCATGATATCGAGCTGCCGTGTGATTATGCGTGGTTCGGGCGTTCGTTCGATGGCATCGATAAGAGGTTCACCAAGGTGCTCAAGGACAAGGCTCCGGACGATTACGCGACGCTGCTTGAATGGTTCCCTTTGTTGGAGGTGGATCATGTCAGGTGATTTCCGATTCGACTTTTCCAAGAAGTCCAAGGGCAAGAAGGCTGTGAAGCCGGTGCCGGAGAATCTGGACGAGAACGCGAAGGAGTACCGGGAGCGCGCCCGTGCGGAGCGCAAGCGTTTCGTGGATGCGACCGACACCGAGTTCTGGCTGTGCCTGTGTTTCCCCTCCCCCGTTGAGATGGCGCGGTGGTGTGAACGGTATGGTTTCGGCGAGGAACACCGAATCTATGCGTACCGTGATGTCGAGAAGCTACTCGCCCCGTACAAGCCGGCCAAGTCGTCCGCCGTGGCGTTCGGTGCCGGAGTTGGGTTCGGTGGCGGCCTCGGGTTCGCGGAGAAGACGCCCGATCCGCTCGCCGATGTCAAGTACTCCGATGATCTGGAAAAGGATTGTCTCGCCGAGTTCGCCGCCCTGCACAGGGCGCTGGTCGAGGCTCGCAGTCCCAGGAAGCTCGTGGAGCCGACCGATTCCGAACACTGGTTCGCCATCGCGTTCCCGTTGCGAGACGACAAGGACTCTTTCCTTGCCGAGTATGGTCTTCGCAAGCTCGGCGACAAGTACATGGACGGCATGGCCGTCATGAAGAAACTTGGCGGGTGATGTTCCGCCTCCTAGAGTTTGGCCGCTGTGATCCGCAGCGGCTTTTCTTATGCCACGAAAGGAGGTGGATTATGCGTAACCTGTTCCAGCGCGCCGGCAATGCGGTGCGTAACGTTGCCGGTCGTATCCGCAGCGCTTTTTCTCGCGGAGGCTCGCGTTCCTCAGGCTCCTGATTTTCCCGAGGGAGGTGATTGTCATGCGTCCGAGATACGTGCAGGGCGAGTTTGATTTCTCTCGTGCCGCCGGTTCCGCTCGCGCGAGTCGCTCCAGCGGCTCCTAGACATTGATTCGAGGTGATCCAGTTGGCCAAGACCACGATAACGCAGCCACAGTTGCCTGACGGCATCGAATGGCCGGAGGCTACCGTGCGATGGTGGGAGCATTTGGCTTCCACCCCCGGCGCGGACTCGTGGACCGAGGCCGACTGGGACAACCTCATGAACGCCGCCCTGATCCACGCGGACATCTGGGGTTCCGGCAATTTCGCCAGCGTGCCCATACTGAACAAGCTACTGCAGGATTACGGCATCACACCAGCCGCACGCAGCCAGATCATGCCGGCGGAAGTCCAGAAGCAGGAGCGGCATACGCCGCTCGATGAGATAGCCGAACGACGGAAGCTGAGGGTGATCGAGGGTGGCAAGACGAAGAGGCGTACAGGAACCTAGCTTCGCTCTGGTTCCCAAGCACGTGCAGTCCGAGGGAGGAGAGGCGTGCGCGCTCGCCGCCGGCTACGATATGAAGCCGGACAAGTGGCAGCGCATCGTGCTTGAGGGTTGGCTCGCCACGGATTCGAAGCTGCAATGGGCGGCGTCGGATTGCGGGTGCGCGGTGCCGCGTCAGAACGGCAAGAACGCGATTCTCGAGTTCACGGAGCTGTACCTTGCCGCGATCCTCGGCATGAAGATTCTGCATACGGCGCATGAGGTGAAGACCTGCCGCAAGCATTTCCTGCGTATGAAATACTACTTCGAGAACGCGCGCAAGTTCCCCGAACTGGCGGAGTTGGTCACCTATATCCGGGCCACGAACGGTCAGGAGGCCATCGTGTTGAAGAACGGTGGCAGCATTGAGTTCATCGCCCGTTCGAAGAGTTCGGGCCGTGGCTTCACGGTGGACGTGCTGGTGTGCGACGAGGCGCAGGAGCTGACCGACGAGCAGATGGAGGCCATACAGCCCGCCATCTCGTCGGCACCCTCGGGCAATCCGTTGACCATCTACACGGGCACGCCGACCCCGCCGACTTCGCCGGGCACGGTGTTCGCGCGCATGCGCCGCAACGCGCATCGCGACAAGCCGCCGAAGAACCTGTGCTGGTTCGAATGGGCGGCGACCGAGATCGGCGACGTGCACGACCAGCAACGCTGGTACCGGTACAATCCATCGCTCGGCACCCGCCTGTTGAAAAGCGTGGTCGTTTCCGAGTCGGAGAAGATGACGCCGGACGGTTTCGCCCGCGAACGTCTCGGCTGGTGGAACGATCAGGCCGGCGCGCTGTCCGATATCGATGTTGACGAGTGGGCCAAGTGCAAGACCGACAAGCCCTGCATGGATGGCTACAACTCGTATGCGGTCAAGTTCAGCGCGGACGGCGCGAACGTCACCCTCGTGGCGTGCGTGCGCCCGCCCCGCAAGTCGAGTGAATTGCCGCACGTGGAGGTCATCGCCTCGCGCAGCATGCGCGGCGGCACCGGCTGGCTGGCCGACTGGCTGACCGCCGAGAAGAACGGTGCGGAACGATGGCGCAACGCCATCGGCATCATCATCGACGGGCGCGTGGGAGCCCCCACCCTGGTCAACAGCCTCATCGACAAGGGCGTGTCGAAAAGAGTGATCGTGGTTCCGCGCCCTTCCGACGTGGCGGACGCTTGTTCGATGCTCGAACAGGCCGTGAACGACCATGGGCTTACCCATTTCGGCCAGCCTCTGCTTGACGAGGCGGTGGGTCATGCGAAGCACAGGAAAATCGGCGACGGGTTCGGCTACGAGCCGTCCATGGAGAACATCGACGTGAGTCCCGTGGAAGCGGTGGCTCTCGCGTATTGGAACGTCAAGACTTCCAAACGTCATCCGGGAAGAAGAGCGAAGGCGGTGGCATTCTGATGCAGATTCCCAGTCTTGAAAACGTGCAGGTCGATAATCTGCCCGACGAGTGCCGAGAACCGTGGGATTTGATGATACGTCAATGGTCCCAGAAGCTCGAACGTAACCTTTTGCGCACCAAATACTACGACGGGCGCAACGAGCTTAAGAATCTGTCCATCGCCGTGCCGGACAGCATGGCGGGGATAAGCGAGGTCGTGGGCTGGCCGCAGAAATCGGTGGACGCTTTGGCCGACCGCATCGTGTTCGATGGTTTCGTCGGAGTCGGCGACGACAGCCGCGATCCGTTGGGTTTGGATTCGATTCTTTCAGACAACGACTTCGACGTGGAATTGCCGCAGGCCATCCGCAGCGCGCTCACTCACTCATGCTCGTTCCTGAACGTGCGCAGCGCGGAACCCGAGGATGGTCTGCGCTCGAAGGTGTCCGTGTCGTTCCGTAGCGCGCTCTATGAGACCGGCCTGTGGGATTACGCCCGTCGCGGCCTGTCGGCGGCGTTGTCGATAACCGATATCGACCGCTCACAGTACGCGCAGGCGAACACCATCGTGCCTTCCGAGCTCATGCTCTACATGCCCGGCTACACGATTCGCATCCGCCGCACGCAATCAGGCCGCTATCATGCGGACGCTCCATGTAACACGTACATGGATCATGTGCCTGTGTACCTGATCCCCTACCATCAGGACCTGAACCGCCCCTTTGGCCGCTCGCGCATCAGCCGTGAGGTCATGAGCATCACCGACACGGCGGTGCGCACCATGCTGCGCATGGAGGTAAGCGCCGAATTCTATTCGAGCCCGCAACGTTACCTCATCGGCGCGGACGAGCCGCCCGAGGACAAGAACGGCAGGAAGCTGACCGGCTGGGAAGCCACCATCTCGAAGATGCTCAACATCAGCCTCAACGAGGACGGCCAAGCGCCCGTCATCGGCCAGTTCACGCAGATGACCATGCAGCCGCACACCGACATGCTTCGCGCCCTCGCGGCACGCATGAGCGGCGCGACCGGCGTGCCGCTCAGCCAGTTCGGCGTGATGACGGATTCCGGCCCTTCTTCTTCGGAAGCGATCATGGCGGCGGAAAGCGAACTTGTCATCGAGGCGAAGAACGCCTGCCGCGCCATCGGCGTGCAGCTACGCAAGGCCGCGAGGGACATCGCCATCCTCAACGGCACCAGCGAGGACAGCGACGAGCTCAATCGGTTGCAGGTCAACTGGCGTGACCCCGAACGCCCATCGCAGGCCGCGCTCTCCGATGCCATCGTGAAGCAGGTGACGGCCATTCCATGGCTCGCCAACTCCGACGTGGTGTTGGAGAAGCTCGGCTACACGGATTCCGACATCACACGCCTGTTGGTCGACAAGCGCAAGGCCGAGACCCGCAGCGTGCTTGACTCCCTCGTGAACGGAGGCAATAAGGATGACGGACAACCGGCAACTGGAACAGCTGCAAGCCAGCCAAGCTCGGGCGGTGGAACTGGCACGCCGCGATCTGGCGAAACTGTGGGAGACGCTGCAACAGCTCAGCCCTGAATGGCAGCGTGACATGCTGCTCGACTACGTGCCGCAACTGGTCGTCAAATACGGCGACCTCGCGGCGCAGGCCGCCTATGAATGGTATATGCGCGTCCGTGGCGAATCGGTGCCCGACCCGTGGGAGTACGACCTGTCCGACTCGTTTCCCGGTGATGGCATCGACAAGACGATACGCTGGCAGGCCGGCCGCCTGTGGACGGACCCGCAGACCATGCAGGCGTTTCTGGTCGGCGCGATGCAACGCTGGGTCATGTATTCGGGGCGTGAAACCGTTGCACGCCTGTGCGAGCACGACCCGTCCGAACCCCGGTACGCGCGTGTGCCGAGAGGCGCGAAGACGTGCGCGTTCTGCACGATGCTCTGCTCGCGCGGCTGGGTGTACCGCAGCGAGAAGACCGCGAAATACGTCAAAGGCTCGTTCAGACTGTTCCACGACGACTGCGACTGCCAGATCGTGCCCGAATGGGACAGGGACCAAGCTCACATCGAGGGTTATGACCCTGACCGCATGTACTCGGAATACATGCACGCCCGCAGCCTCATCGAGAACGGCGGCCTGGACGACGACACCTATCGGATGATAAAGGCCACCACAAAAGGCAATCCCGACAATCCCAACGACCCGAACACGCTTGTCTACCTGATGCGCCGGCTTTACCCAGACCGATACAAGGACGGGTATGGAGTACCCAGACCGTCCCGTTCGCACTGAATTTTCCCCAACCACCCGCACGGGTGGTTTTTTATGCCCGAAACGGGCCCGAACCACAGGAGGAACCATGACCGAAGAGGCCAACGGTAACCAGCAGGCGGCATCGACCGAGAACGGAGCGAAGCCGCCCGAAATCGACTACGAGGCCAAATACAAGGAGGCCGTCGCCCATTCCCGCGAATGGGAGAAACGCGCCAAGGACAACAAGACAGCCGCCGACGAACTGCAACAGCTCAAGGAGGCCCAACTGTCCGAAGCCGAAAAGACAGCCAAGCACATCAAAGAGCTTGAAGCCAAGAACGCTGCCTACGAGGCGGAAAAACAGCAGAACGAATGGAAGACGCAGGTCTCCAAGGAAACCGGCGTGCCCATCGCACTGCTCCACGGCTCCACCCTCGAAGAAATGCAAGCCAACGGCAAGGCGCTCGCCGACTACATCGCCGAGAAGACCAAGCCGAAGGTGCACGCCTCCTCCGAATCCAACCAGCCTCCCGCGCCATCCGACACATCCGGCGATTGGCTTCGCGATCAGTTCCTCAAGCAGAAACGCAAATAATCCACCTCATAGAAAGAAGGTATGACGATGACTTCCAACGTGAACTCCATCATCACCAGCGGCGACCTCGGCGGCGGACTCATCCCCACCGAATACGCCACCCAGATTATCCAGGACGCTCCCAAGTCGAGTGTGTCCCTGACCCGTATGCGTCAGATTCGCATGAGCACCCGCACGCGCACGCAGCCGGTGCTTGACTCCAAGCCGATCGCCTACTGGGTGGGCGGTGATACCGGCCTGAAGCAGACCACGAAGATGAAGTGGTCGGGCCTGAGCATCACGGCCGAGGAGCTTGCGGCCATCGTGCCCATCCCCGAAGCCGTTATCGCGGATTCCGGCATCCCCATCTGGTCGGAGGTCATGCCGCGTCTGGCTTCCGCGCTCGGCTACAAGCTGGACCAGGCGACACTGTTCGGCGTGGACAAGCCTTCCAGCTTCCCTGATGGCATCATCCCGCAGGCCATCGCGGCGCACAACACGCTCACCCAGGGCAAGGATCTCGCCAAGGACGTTGCCAGCATGGGTCAGAAGCTCGCCGAACAGGGCTTCGCCATGAACGGCTTCGCCAGCAAGCCGGGCCTGAACTGGGAGCTTATCGGCCTGCGCAACGCCAACGGCAGCCCGATCTACGTGCCGTCCCTCGCCTCGGGGGCCCCGTCCACCCTGTACGGCTTCGGTCTCAACGAGGTAGACAACGGCGCGTGGGATGCCACCAAGGCCGTGCTGCTCGGCGCGGACTGGTCGAACTTCGTGGTCGGCATCCGTCAGGACATCACCTACAAGATGCTTGACCAGTCGGTTATCTCGGACGATAACGGCAAGGTGATTCTGAACCTCGCCCAGCAGGACTGCGTCGCCATGCGCGTCGTGTTCCGCGTCGGCTTCCAGATCGCCAACCCCATCAACGACGTGCAGTCGGACAAGAGCAAGCGCTTCCCCGCGTACGTCATCGCGCCGGCCACCGGAACGTCGGTGGCCACCGGAGTGTGATGGCCATGGGACTGAACAAGCAGATACAGTTCGTGCGTCAACCGAAGCCGACTGACGGCGAGATTATCGCTCAGGTGGCCGTTTTTGACGGGGAAGGCAATCCGGTCGATGTAGGCGGCGCTCCCACCGTCGACACGCTTGCTGGCGCCACCGGCACCGGCAAGGCGGTGCTCAAGGCCACGGATGCGGCGGAGGCGCGCAAGGCCATTGGCGCGGGAACGTCCAGCTTCAGTGGAAGCTACAACGACCTGTTGAACAAGCCGACGATTCCGCCAGCCTACACGCTTCCCGCAGCCACGGCTGCGGCGTTGGGTGGCGTCAAGAAGGGTGCCGCGATTCCGGACCTCGCAGCCTCCGCGGATGCGGCGACCATCGCCACGAAGGTCAACAGCATCCTCACCCAGTTGCGCGCGATCGGTGTCATCGCCGCCTGACGTGGGGAGGTGTGTTATGGCCGACGAAACGGAAGAAAACCCATTCGCCACCCACACGGAATTGTCCAAACGCTGGAAGCAGATGCCGGACGACCCGGATTATGTTGACCAGCGGCTGGCTGATGCATCGCAGTTCATTCGCGAGCAGTGTCCCGGATGGCGCGATATCGCATCCGCCACGTTGGAACGCATCGCCTGCGAGCTCGCCAAGGATGTGATCTCGTCCGACATGCAGACCGAGGGTGCCGGTTTCGATACGACCGGTGCCAGCAATCTCAGTCTCACGGCGGGCAGTTTCACCCAGTCCATGACGTTCTCGAACCCTCGCGGCGAATTCTATCTGTCCAAGGGACAGAAGAAGGCGCTTGGGCTCACCGGCCAACGCTTTTACAGCGTCGACCTGTCGAGCGGGGAGGCGTCATGAGGGGCGAGACCGTGAAGGTGCTGCGCTACACGTCCACCGGTGGGACAGACCCCGGCGGCTCGCCAGTCACCAAGGTTGATATCGAGTCGGTTGGCAACGTGCTTGTCTCGCCCGGCGCGATGAGCAACGCCACCGACTCGATTCGACCTGACGGCGTGACCGTTGCATTCACCTGCTTCTTCCCCCGCAGCTACGCATACCGGAGTCTGCGCGGGGCGATGGTGCGCATCGATTCCCATGACTACAAGGTGGTCGGAGACCCGAGGCCTTTGGACGGCGGCATGAAGCCGACCGCATGGAACCTCAAGGTCGAAGTCACCGACACGGAGGGATAACCATGGTCAAGATGGTGAAACTGAATTATTCGGCGTTTCAGGCATACCGGCGCAACGAGGGTTCCAAGGCCGCCATAGGCGAGGCTCGGAAGCTCGCGGCGAGGGCGAACGCCATGGGCTCGCCCACACACGCGGGCCAGCCCATGTATACGGCGTTGGGCCCTCAGCCAAGCCCCGAGGGAGTCACCGCGCTCGTGCACACGGAGAACACCGCCGCGCGCGTCGATAACGCGGCCCACAACACGTTGGCCAAGGCGTTGGGAGGTGGCGGCTGATGGCCGTGAACGCTGAAAAACTCGTCATGGACTGGCTCAACGCGGACCCGACGATCAAGGCCGAATATCCGGCCAGTTTCGACGTGCCCGCCGGATCATCGGCCACGCACCCGCTGCCGTTCGTCACCGTCGAACAGGTGGGAGGCTCGGACGAACGGTTCCGCAGCCTGCCGCTTATCGCGGTGCAGGTGTGGGGCGAGTCGCGCTGGCTGGTCTCCGAGGCCGCGGCGAAACTCATACTCCCCCGCCTCAAACGCATAACGGAGTTGCCCGAGGTCGCCGACATCGACATCGCCGGCCGCACGCATTTCCCCATGCCGGACGGGCGGCCCCGCTACCAGATACTCATACAACTCACCGTCAAATCAGACGACTAACGAAAGGTCTAAATCATGGCTGGTTCCACAACCAACGATTCCACCATGGTGTCGCTGGGCAAATTCAAGGTCGGCGGCTACGCCTACTGGGCACTGTCCGGCACCGCGCTGCCCACCGATTCCTCCACCCCGCTGGCCGCGGCGTTCAAGCTGCTCGGCTACCTGTCCGAGGACGGTCTGACCAACACGACCGACACCGACACCACCGAGATCAAGGACGCCAACGGCACGACCGTGATGAAGGTCATCACCAGCTACGCCGAGTCCTACCAGTTCGCGCTGCTGGAGGTGCTGCGCGCCGAGGCCGCCAAGATGCGCTACAACTCGGACGCGGTCACCGGCACGGACAAGAGCATGACCATCAAGCACCAGATGCCCTCCGACGAGGACTTCGTGCTCGTGTTCGAAATCGCGATGAGCGGCAATGTGAAGGACCGCCTCGTGATCGGCAACGGCACGCGCGCCGAGTTCGGCGACCGCCAGGTGCATGCCGGCGACGCGCAGGTGTACGACGTCACCGTGTCCGCAAACGACATGGGCAACGGGGTCACCGCCATCGAATACATCGGCAGGGCCACGGCTGCCAGCGAGATCGCCGCCGTCACCGAGGCCCTGCTCGGCAAGGTCGTCGACCCGGCCAACGGCGACGAGAACGCCGAAACCGCCGAAGAGGTTCCGGCCGCCGAATGACGGTTCTTCCCGCGTCGCGCTTCGAACGACTTCCCACGACGCGGGAACCTTTTCTTCGTTCAACCGTGGAAGTCGTTTTCACTAGTCTTTTGGAGAAGTCATCATGTCACGAAACCGCCACCGTTCCGGCAACCCCGCCAACAATGTTCCCGGCAGCCGTCCGCAGGATCACAAGCCCGCGCAGGGCAAGCCACGCACCGTCACCGTCAAAGGGCTCGTCCTGACACTGGACCCGGCCAAGCTCAACGACTGGGAGCTCATGGAATCCCTCTACGACCTCCAGTCCGACCCACAGAACAATGCGCTGAGCGTGGTACCGTTCCTGCGCGGCATGTTCTCAGCCAAGGACTACGGGCGCATCAAGAACCGTCTGCGCGACCCCGAAACCGGACGCATCACCGGAGACGCCATGGGCGAGTTCCTGCAGGAACTGTTCGCGCGTCTGAACGAGGAATCCCCAAACTCCTGACGCTCGTATACCTGCTGCATGCCTGCCCCGACCAGTTGGCGGCGGACATGCGGCGCGTATACGGGCTTAGCGTCTATGAGCTGGATCCATTGGAAGCGGCAGCGCTGGCGGTGAACCTGCCTGCGGGCTCACTGGTGTGGCAGAGGCTGGACGTTCCGGCCGCCTGGACGCTCGACCAGTATCTGATGGCCGCGCGGATCGACCAGATGAACATGTGGATGTGGGGCAACGCCGACCCGAAGAAACGCGGCCCACAACCCGAACCGCTGCCACGACCCGGCAACGGAAGCGGCCATGCCGTCGCGAACCCCTCCAATCCGGAGGACTCCGGGGAAGCAACGCGCAGGACGCGCACCATCAAGCCCATGGCCCTGACCATCGAACAGCTCGACGAGTTCATGAGCCGCGACTTCACGGACGTGGAGACGAAACCCTTCACCCACAACGAGTGAATAACTGAATAGAGAGGCATGGTCATGGCATACCAGCTGGCCCAGGCGTACGTGCAGATCGTGCCCAGCATGAAGGGCGTGGGCAAGGCCATCGAAAGCGCGTTCGACGGGCCATCCAAATCGGTCGGCCAGAAAGCCGGCGACACCGCCGGCGGCGGCTTCTCCAGGGGATTCTCCGCGAAGCTCGGCGTGATCAGCGGTGCCGCATCCAGCATCGCCACGAAGGTCATCGGCGTGTTCTCCGGCCTGTCCGGGCAGATCCTCGACGCATCGGATTCGACCCAGAAGTTCGCACAGACACTGGACTTCGCCGGCGTCGGGGCCGACCAGATCAAGAAACTGACCACGTCCACGCAGGAGTACGCGAACAAGACCGTCTACGGCATCGACGACATCCGCAACACCACCGCCCAGCTGGCCGCCAACGGCGTGCCGAACTACGACAAGCTCGCCGAAGCGGCCGGCAACCTGAACGCGGTCGCGGGCGGCAACAGCGAAACGTTCAAAAGCGTCGCGATGATGCTCACCCAGACCGCCGGCGCAGGCAAGCTGACCACGGAGAACTGGAACCAGCTGGCCGACGCGATCCCAGGCGCTTCGGGCAAGCTCCAGGAGGCGATGCTCAAGAACGGCGCGTACACTGGCAACTTCCGCGACGCGATGGCAAAAGGCGAGATCACCTCACAGGAGTTCAACGACGCGCTCATGCAACTGGGCATGAACGACGGTGCCATCAAGGCGGCGGAAAGCACGCAGACGTTCGAGGGCGCGTTCGGCAATCTCGAGGCCACCATCGTGGACGGTGCGGCGAACATCGTCAACACCGTCAAACCGTACATCACCGGAGCGGTCACTGCGTTGGGCGACGGCATCGGCAAGGCGATGCAGTGGGTGAACGACTTCACGGGCGCGCTCATGAAAACCGAGGGCGTGCAGACGTTCGCCAACGGGGTGAAAAGCATCGCCGGCGCGGTCGGTTCGGTCGTCGGCCCGTTCGCCGGCGTCATCGGCAGCCTGCTCGGCCTCACCGGCGGCGCGTACAGTGCCGGCGGGGCCGCCCAGCAGCTCTCCAATATTCTGGGCAGCATCGGCGGCATGCTCCAGTCGGTCGGCACGTTCGTCCAGCAGAACGCCGACTGGATGCAGGCGCTCTCGGTCGCGGTCATGGCGGGATATGGCGCGTTCAAGCTGTTCTCGATCATCACGACCGTGGTCGGCTTCATCAAGGCGTTCAGCCTCGCTGACACCGTCGCCGCCGCAAAGCAGTGGCTGTTGAACGCGGCTATGAACGCGAACCCAATCATGCTGGTCGTCACCGCGATATCGGCGCTGGTCGCCGCACTGGTCTGGTTCTTCACGCAGACTGAGACGGGTCGCAAGGCGTGGGCGGCGTTCACGTCGTTCGTCTCCTCTGCATGGCAGAAGACGGTCGATGCCGTCACCAGTCTCGGCCAGAACATCGCGAACTTCTTCACGCAGACGCTTCCCAATGCGTTCCAGTCCGTCGTCCAATGGTTTCAGCGGCTGCCGGAACGTATCGGCAGCGCATTGTCGAACCTGCTCACGGCTGTGGGCGAATGGGCCACCTGTCTCGCGCAATCCGCGTGGACCGCCGGGAACCAGTTCGTGCAGAACGTCGTGTACTTCATCACGCACTTGCCTGAGACGATTGCCTACTGGCTGTCCTATTCGATCACGTTCGTGGTCGCATGGGTCGCGCTTATGGGTCAGAAGGCCATCGACGCTGGCACACAGTTCGTGCAGAACGCGGGCACGTTTATATCCCAGCTGCCAGGCAATATCTGGAACTGGCTGGTCGCCACCGTCACGAACACGGCCAATTGGGTGGCGCAGATGGCCGGCAAGGCCAGCGAGGCCGGAAGCCAGTTCCTCAACAACATGGCCACGTTCATTTCCCAATTGCCCGGCAGGATATGGGCGTTCCTCGTGAACGTGCTGACCGGCGCGGCCAACTGGGCAGGACAGATGGCGTCGAACGCGGCGCAGGCCGGCAGCAGTTTCATACGGAATGTGATCCAGTTCGTATCTCAGCTGCCCGGATGCATCGCCGCCTACCTGCGCGGCGTGATATCGAACGTCGGGGCCTTCGCCGGTCAGATGGGGCAGGGCGCGCTCAACGCCGGACGACAGTTTTTGAGCAACATCGTCAACACGCTCGCCTCGATACCGGGCCGTGTGGTGTCCATCGGACGCAACATCGTCGAGGGCATCGTCAGCGGCATCATGGGCAGCATGGGCCGGGTCGGCTCGGCGATTCTCGGCGGCATGAATGCCGCCATCGCCAACGTGAAGCGCATGCTCGGCATCCACTCCCCCTCACGCCTGTTCCGCGACCAGATCGGCATGATGATGGGCCTTGGCCTCGCCAACGGCATCGACGCTTCCGCACGCTATGTGAACGCCTCCATGGGCAGCATGATCGGCGGGCTCATGCCCGACATCAACGACCTGCTGCCCGCCAACCGCACGTACGACGCGGCCACGATGAACCGGCGCATGGTGTACACGCCGTCCACGGACGCCATGCAACCGCAAGCGGGCGCGTCGAACGTGAACATCACCAACTACTATCCGCAGGCCGACCCGTGGCCACTCGCCACGAACGACAGTCTCGACAAGCTGACGGTCGGAATCTAAAGGGGGTTGCTTATGGCCGGTGTCGATTACGCGCTCAACGGCGTGGCCCTCGACTCCCAGTATTGCCGGGTCACGTTGGGCAGCACCCTGTTCGCTGGGGTCTCCGTGTCCCGCAGCAAGGTCAGCGCCCCGTTCCGGCATGGCACGATACCATCCGGTTTCGCCCCATCGTTCGAGGAACGCAGCGTGACGCTCAAGGTCACCGCGTTCCGTGCGGGAGCATTGGGCCGCGCTGATGCCGCGGGTTTGGATTCGAGCCGCCTGGCGCGCCTGTGCACGGCACCAAGCCTGACATTGGGCCGTCGGGTCAACGGGCGGAGACAGCAGGCCGTCGTGGAGCTCGCCAGTCTGGAGGCCGACGACGGAGGCACCGTGCTGGACAGGCTCACCCCGTTCACGGCGGTGCTCGCCATGCCCCAGGTGTGGTGGCGCGATCCGGTCGCGTATGACCGTCAGGTGGCGGCGAACACAACGGACTGGCTGTGGCCGTCAGCCGTGCAATGGCGGCAGGAATACTGGACGCGCTGGAGTGGCGCGGCGAACGATTCGACCAGTCTCATGGCGGATTTCGTGACCATGTGGATTGGTGAGACGAACAATTCGCCGTCGCTGCTGATCCCGTTGTCGTCGGGCATACCGGATGGCATGTTCGGTGACGCGCCCGTCACCGATCCGATAATACGGCTGCCCAAGGGCGTGAGCAGCGCCTCGGTCACCGACCCCACGTCGAACACGGGCGTCATCTGGCAGGGTGCGGCCAACGCGAACGCCTACACGTATGTGGACGTGGGCAACTGCCTCGCATGGCAGTCCACGGCGGATCATCAGTGGACGCAATCTGGCACGGACGTGACCGGCGGCTTGGATTATCCGGCGGGCGGCCTGCTGCAATGCTGGCCGAACCCGGTGGACAACGGCTACCGGCTCACGTCGAAGATCACCGGCAGCGGCGAGCCATTGCTCGTGCACGTGCGCCGCGCATGGTGGTAGACCCCGTATTCCCCTTCTATGCAATTTCCGCGCCGGTTTTCAACGTCTGGAGTCCCCTTATGGTCAAGACACTGCACGCCCGCCTCGTCGCCTACCTGCCCAACGGCGGCAGGCTCGGCAACCTGCCCGCACCGCTCTCATGGGACGCGAGCATCGTCAACAACGACCTCGGAGCACTCAAGGTCGTCTACAGCCGTCGTACCGTCGGCGGCGGAATCCTGAAACGCGGCCTCGAACAGGGGCTCGAGATCGGGCTCGAGGTCAGTGACGGCGGAACATGGAGCGAACCCTACAACTGCCGCTACCTGCTCATAGGCCGCTCCCGCAACGCCGAAGACGTGTCGGACACGGTGACGCTCACCTGCCAGAGCATGGGCTGGCTGGCCAACAAGATTCTGAACAACGACACCGCGCATCTGATAGCGGACGGCGACAACAAGGGCAAGCGCGCGTTCCTGTCGAAGAACCCCGGCACCATCATCAGAACGATTCTCGATGAGAACAAGGCCCGCAAGGGTGCCGGCCTCGTTTTGGCCCCCGGTTTCGACACCGGCAAGGACGCGGCTGGCGCGAACTGGAAGAGCGTGTACACGCTCTACTACTCGTTGGGCACGAGCCTGAACAGCATGCTTTCGAGCATGGTGGGCGGCGGTGCCATCGACTGGCGCACCGAGGGCCGCACCCTCAGAATCTGGAACGCCGACAGCACCAGTCTCAGCCGTGACCTGTCGGGCCGCGTGCACATCAGCATGGCGCACGACATACTCGAGGCACCCGAAGAGGAAAGCATCGAAGACCTCTCCAGCGATATCCTCGTGGAGGGTGACAACGGGCTAATCTTCCGCGAGTCGAATCCGGCGGCACCCACGCCGTGGGGTGGCTGGGAATCCTATGTCTCTCAGGGTGGAGTCTCGGACGAGGCCACCGCCAAGGCGTTCATGCAGACCACATTGGCCAGCGCGGCCCGTGTGCGCGGCCAGTACACCCGCTCGCTGCTCGTCACCAACGCCGAATCATTGCCGTTGGTGGACTACCGGCCCGGCGACTGGATCACCGCGCCCACCGTCCAGCACGGCGAGAAGGTGCGAATCCAACAGGTCACCGTCAGCCTCGACTCCAACGGACTCAAGGCCTCGATTACCCTCAACGACAAGGTATACGACTCTCAGGTGCGGGCCGCGAAGAAGATCGCCGGCATCACCGGCGGCGCGCAACTGGCCGGCAGCGAGGGCGGGCGTCCCGCCCCCGAGAAGGACCATCGTGTGCCGAATGCTCCGACTGGTCTGGTGGTGCAGACCGACGCCTACATCGGGTCCGACGGGTACGCCTATGGTTTGGCGACCGCCATGTGGAGCGCGGTCACGCAGGCCACGAACGACACGGCCATCGAGATATCGTCGTACCGCGTCGAATGGCGCAGGCACGTGGACGGTGCGCCCTGGCATTCCGCCGGCGCGACCGATAAGACGCAGCTCGGTTTCGGCGGCTTGGATTGCGGCACGCAAATCGAGGTGCGCGTCAGGGCTGTGCCAACATATTCGGACAAGCTCGGCGAATGGTCGGGCATCGTCGTGGCAACTGTGGAGTCGGATACGACGCCGTGTTCCGTGCCGTCGAAGCCGGTATTGTCGTCTGAGCTTGGCGTGGTGACCGTCCATTGGGATGGCAGGACAAGCACTGGCGCTCAGATGGAATCGGACTTCGACCATGTCGAGGTCGGCGAGGGCGTCAATGCGGACGGCATGACCGTCATCAGCGCCACCCAGTCCGGTCGGGGCGATTATCTTGTGACCGGTCTGACAGCCGGTTCCCGGCACGCCTATGCGCTGAGGTCGGTCGACCATGCGGGCAACCGGTCCGGCTGGTCGGCCATCGCCTCGGTGACGGTCGCTTCTGCGGTCTCGCCGGAAGAGGTCAAACGAATCCAGCAGGATTTGGCTGACAACAAGACGGCTTTGAGGGATAATGCTGCGAAGCTGACGCAGGCGCAGAAGGACATCCAAGCCAACAAGTCGAATCTCGACGCGGCGAATCAGTCGCTCGCGCAGGCCAAGGCCGATCTGTCGCAGGCCCGGAAGGACATCGCGCAGACCAAAAGCGACCTGACCACGGCGAACGGCGAGATTTCGAAGGCGAAGGAGTCGGCGGCGCAGGCGTATGCCGAAGCCCACTCGAAGAACCATACGTTCCGTGGGCCTGACATGCCGGACGCTTCCAAAGGGCTGATCGTCGGCGACCTGTGGCTCAAGACGCAGAAGTATTGGACGCGCTGGCAGGGGGAGAAGAACAACAGCCCCTCACTGCTCGCGGACTTTTACACGTACTGGCAGGGCGCTCCGAACGCTTCGCCGTCTGTGCTCGTGCCATTGGCCGACCGCGTGATCGACACGCTCGTGTGGGACGGCTCCAAGTGGAACCACATGGGCTATGCCGACGTGGAGAACAATGCGAAGCAGATCGAGCAGGCGAAGTCGGATATCGCGGACAATGCGGCGAAGACCACCGACGCGAAGAAGGCCGCTGAGAATGCCGCTGCCGCAGCGAAAAACGCGCAGGGCACGGCTGATACGGCCAATGGTGCAGCGAAGACCGCTCAGGATACCGCCAATGCGGCCAACGCCGCTGCGAAGAGTGCGACTGCCACAGCAGGTCAGGCCAAGGATGCCGCCAATGCCGCCCAGACCGCCGCCGAAAGCGCGAAGAAGACGGCTGGCAATGCGCAGACTTTGGCGAATACGGCCAAGTCCGACGCGGCTTCGGCCAAGACGGACGCTTCTGATGCGAAGGCCACTGCCTCGAACGCTTCGAGTGTGGCGACGCAGGCGAAGGCCACCGCCAACAGCGCGGCCCAGTCCGCCACGGACGCGGCCAACGCGGCCCAGAAGGCGAATACGGCTGCTGCCGCCGCCGCTGGCGTGGCGAACGGCAAGGCCGACGTGCTCATCCAGTCAACGGCGCCGGATACGTCGATGCGCAAGCCGACTACCTTGTGGATCGACACCACCGGCGGCGCGAACACGCCGAAACGGTGGAACGGCAGCACGTGGTCGGCGGTGACCGATAAGGCCGCGACCGATGCGGCCAATGCCGCTGTCAAGGCACATGCTGCCGCGCAGACGGCGCAATCAACGGCCGACAAGGCTCAGACCACAGCAGCGAACGCCGCCGCGCAGGCGAATCAGGCGCAGGCCGCCGCGAAAAAGGCGCAGACCACGGCTGACGGCAAGAACCTGATCTACCGTGGCCCGGACGAGCCGAATCACGACGGACTGAAGCCGGGCGACATGTGGTGGCGCACGCAGAAGTATTGGACCCGCTGGAGCGGCGAGAAGAATAATTCCCCGTCCATGCTCGCCGACTTCTACACGTACTGGACCGGCGCTCCAAACGCTTCTCCAAGCGTGCTCGTGCCGCTCACAGACCGCGTTATCGAGGTGCTGACGTGGGACGGCACCCGCTTCACGCCATTCGACCTTGTGGCCAATAGCATTCTGGCTGCCGGGACGGTCGGCGCGAAGACCGTCGCCGCGAACGCGATCACCGCCGAAAAATTGAGCGCGAACGCGGTGACGGCGGGCAAGCTCGCCGCAAACAGCGTGACCGCCGAGAAGCTGGTTGCTGATGCGGTGACCGCCGCGAAACTCGCCGCTGACAGCGTGCAGGCGCGCAACATCGTCTCGCTCGCCATCACCACCGACAAATTGGCTGCGAACTCGGTCACGACCGCGAAGCTCCGCGTGACAGAGGACATGACGGTCGCGTTGCTCAACGCGCATCGGATTCAGGCCGGCGACATCGTGTCCGGTGCGATAACCGCCGACAAGCTCGCCGCAAACGCGGTGAACGCAGATAAATTGGCTGCCAATTCGGTTAATTCGTCGAAGATTGTGTCCGGCGCGATTACCACGGACAAGCTCGCAACGAACTCCATCACTGCGGTGAAGATCGCGGCGGGAACGATCACGTCCGACAAGGTGGCGGCAGGCCAGTTCCGGGGTTACGTCTTCACCGGCGCGATATTCCAGAGCTCCGAGGCTGCGGACACTGGCGTGAAGCTCAATTCGACCGCATTGCAAATGTGGGATTCCAGCCACAATCGCACCGTCTATCTGGACGGCGAAGGCAAGTCGAATGTGCTTACCGGCACGTTCCAAACGGCCCTCACCGGCAAGAGGATCAGGGTCTCACCTGATTTCGAACAGTTTGCTGTCGGCAGTGATCAAACGTTCGAAGGCTCAGGCATCGAATTCAAGACCGGGCGTGACGGTCAACACGCATACATCGCGTCGGAAATACGAAGCAACAGAAAAGGTGAAATCTCCACCCTCACCTTCAACGGGGGGCTCTTGGGAGCCACCGATCCGGGGTCGTTCATGCGTTTGGGCGAATACAAGGCTACGGACAACGCCACCAAAACCGGCAACGTCTTCCTATCCGCTTACCGTGATTATTCCAAAGGCGGCCAGGGCGGGTACGCGCAACTGTTCTTGCAGACCGACCCGACGTCCAAATACCATACAATCGCCGAACTCTCAGCGGCAGATACGAACGGCAGCGTTGGCTTGGAGGCGGACATCAACTCCGGGTATCTGTACCTCGGCGGGTTCGTCGGCGGCTACGGCAATGGGCGTAAAACGTTCGCGACGTATTATCCCAGGGGCGGATCGCTCAACGCCGGAGGGTGGATTACGCAGACGTGGACGTATGACGCACCGGCCAAATACGGCCTATACCATGCGCACGTCTCCGCCGACTCAATGGGGTCGATCGCTGCCGGATCGAACCACGATTCGCCGAGCGGCTGCAACCTGTGGGCGCGTGGCGTCGGCAACGGCAACGGCACCCCCTACGGCTATCAGATACTCGCCATCCTGGCCAAACAGTAGGAGGCGTAATGGAAACGAACATCTACGGTGACGTGTTGGCCGTGACCTGTGACGACGGGACGCGTCATCTCATCCCGTTGGACGCGATCGCCTCGTGGGGAGAGCTCCTCGGCTGCGACACGGACATGGAAGCGGTCGCGGCGATCATACGGGTCCGGTTGAACAGGTCAGACCCAGGCGTCATCGACCCGGCCACCGGACGCACCGCTTGGGCCAGCGCCTACGAGCAGGTGGAGCGCGACGAGTTGGCGGACCGTCAGCAGACGCGCATGGCCGCGTTGCATCCCGTGCTCACGGCGTCCGGCGCGTTGTCGCCGGACGGTCGCGAGGAGACCCGTCGCCTGCTCGGATTGGACGCGATGCCCGTCATGGAGGATGCGGACGGTCGGCTCGCCGACACGCTGGCCGGCGTGGCCGACCGCATCGCCGTGGCGCGCGACCGGTTCCGCCGACAGTCGATCGATTATCTGACCGACCGTCGGCGTTGACGCGGGCCGGACGGACGGCCACGCGCATCGACTCCGCCGGGATGACCGGCGAAAAAAGGCAACAACACAACAGCAAAGGAGTAATCATGACAGCATCTGACGTCCAGCAAGCCCGGTCGGACGACACCGGGTCCGGTGGACAGGCCACGCAATCCGGCGCACGACCGGCGGCGGATGGCGTGCTCGACCTGCGTCCGCCGAAGGAAAGCCTGCGAGCCGAACTGTGCCGGCTCGGATTCGAGTATTCGTCCGCCGACCAGACGGGCGAATCATGGCGCGACTACCAGCGCGGCGTGCTCGCCACGTTCGATGGTGACGCCGTGAACGTGACGGTCACGGACGTGAAAACGAATCTCAGCCGCACGCTCACTGTGGGCGAATTGAAGACGGTGACCCGCATCGACACGATGACAGCCGCCGACTAGCCCGTATTTCCCGGTTTTTTCAACCCCTGTAATCCATTTCCGGATTGTGGGGGTTTCGCATTAGAAGGAGACTTATTTTGACTCAGATTCCAGCCGACGCGAACCAGGTCATCGACCAGCTCTCGCAACAGGTCGGCACACTCAGCAAGCAAATCGCAATCCTGTCCAGCCAGCTCGCGGCGGCCATGAAACTCATCCCGAAGGATGTGCTCGACAGTCTCGACAAGGAGAATCATGCAGAGGATTAATCTTTTCCCCAATCCTGTTTTTGCCGGACCGCTTACCGACATCGCCCATTGGGGTGACGCGAATGGGACGGTCCGTGATAATGCGTTGCACGTCACGGGACAGAATGGCGGATATGGCTTCAATGTTACGGTTCCATTCAACGTTCCGCTCGTCTTGTCGATGAGAGTGGACGCCAGCGAAGACAACGTCGCGGGCATAGCGATCATACAGACATCTGATAGGCCCGACGTTAATAAGTTTTTGGTTTCCGCACAATTCAAGCGGGGGATATCGGATGTCTTGTACAGATTCAAGATCACCGACCACCAGTTGCGATTCGAGGTACATCCAAACGGGATCCGTGACATAGCGGTATCGAATGTGCTCATCGAACGCGCCGACACGTATGACCCTGCCGTTGGGGGGGGCTTCCGGGCTTCTTCACCGGCGACACCATGCCACTCGGCTGACGCCGCGCACCGGGATGGTGATGCCCGATGATGGTCACGAACCTATGCACGAGACCATCCTCGACCATCACCTTGTCGGCAGGCCGTTGGGTGGATATCACGACCATTCCGAACAAGCCAGGGACGAAATATTGGGTCAGCGCCTATGTGAACGTCACCGGCGGCACTATCTCGATGAGAGCGTATGGCGACATCAGTGCAAGCCAACGTGTCAGCTACGCGTTGACCGCCAGCGTTCCCGGTCCGATGTCAATGTATTATTCCGTCAAGTCAGGCAATCCGACCGTCACCGTGACCAATATGCTCATCTGCACGTGGGACGAGTATCAGGCGAACAAGACCCTGCTCGACGGCATCGGATATTTCACCGGGGACACGATGCCGCTCGCCTGACCCCTTTGGGGGTGGTGGCATGAGCCTGGTAACGAATCTGATTCCGAATCCACTCTTGATGCTCCCGAACAGTGCCATCTCGACACACGAGACGACCGTGCAGCATGTCGACCCTGATGGCATACTCATTACGCCAAACAGCGGCGCTGTCAATCCCAGTGCCGATATCCGACTGGGCGAACCGGTCTCCGGTGATCTCCATCTGAACTTCTGGGTTTCCCAAGTGCCAGAAGATAGCAGATGGTATGAGAACGGTATCTGCTACATAGCCAACAAACTATGGACTGGTGGGGCTCTGTTTCCTCATGACAATACAGGCGGAAACACACTCCTTGGTTTTGATTTTCATATGGATGACGCGCAACTCATCCAGTTGAAGTGTCCGTTGAATCATCCGCTGCGATTCTCGGCAATCAATCTGATGACACAAGCGGACTGGCAGGAATACAAGAAGCTCGTCCCACGCATGATGGCACTGTACGGCGGCCTCATGCCACTGCAAAACTGATTTTTTAAGGAGATGCAATGTGTTTCAGACATTTCTAGCCGGGTTCGGGGGTGTGGGCGGCGCGTGCGCGCTCATCACACTGCTGCTCAGGATATGGCCGGGCGCGTTGGACGCGCTGGCCACCGGCCTGTACTCGCACGTGCGGCCCGAACGCCTGCCATACGACAGTCCGCTTTCCCAGCATTTCGCAAAAACACGGACCTTGGGAGAGCGGACGGCGAAGATCGACGACCGTATGGACGAGCTCTGCCGCGACACGATCAAAAACACGATCATCAGCCTGATCTACGGCGACCAGTCGCACGACCATTCAGAGGCCGTCCGATACGAGTTGGCGAAGCTTGAGAAATTGGACGCGCAATGCTGGATCGTCAACGCCGCCGAAAAATATTTGGAGGACCGGCAATGACGCATCTCATGATCGCAGGCGGCATATACCTGCTGTTGCTCGCGCTCATCATCATATTCAATCATGGCGCGCACAGGCATTGATTTTTCACACAGGTTAAAGCCATCCCATTTCGGGATGGCTTTTCTATTTGCCCCTGACTTGGGGGCGGGAAGGAGAGGAATTTGGGTATCCTCGACAAAAGCAAACCCAAACCCAAACACGGACTCCTGCACCGGCGCGTGGGCATGACGCTGACCGCGCTCGTCGCCGCGGTCTCCATGGCGTTCGCCCCGGCGGCGATGGCCGACATGCAGGGCATCGACGTGTCCAACTGGCAGTGCGGCATCGACATCGCCAACACGCAGGCCGACTTCGTTGTCGTCGGCACCACGTGGGGCACGGGACAGGTGTACAACAACTGTCTCGTGTCCGGCGTCAACACGGACGCCAACCGCGTGATCGCCCAGGCGCAGGCATCCGGCAAGAAATTCGGCTTGTACCATTACGCGATGGGAGGCAACCCGGAGGCCGAGGCCCGGTTCTTCTACACGAATACGTCGAACTATTGGCGTCACGGCATCGTGGCGCTCGACTGGGAGATGGACGACAATCCCGCATGGGGCGATTGGGACTGGGTACGCCGATTCATGAATGAGTGCGAACGGCTTTCGGGCGGCGTGCGCCCATTGCTGTACACCGGCCCGGTCGCCGGCACCATCCCGCAGGACATCCGCGACCGGTACGGCCTGTGGATCGCCCAGTACGCCAACATGAGCCCGACCGGCTATCAGGCCAATCCGTGGATGATAGGCGCGTACGGTGAGGCCATGCGACAGTACAGCGGCACCGGTGTCGTCAACACGTGGAGTCCCATCGACCTCAACGTGTTCCGTGGCGACGCATGGCAGTGGGACCTGTACGCCAACCCCGCCGGCGGCTCCACGCCCCCGGCCACACCGGCCGCGCCCGCACAGCCGAACACTCCCCCGGCCGACACCAACACGGG